AGCGCATCACGATTCCGTTCAAGCGCATTGAGGGCTGGGACGAGGAGAAATTAGCCGCTACGTTTCGCCAGCAGCCCGAAGTGGATGTAGTGGAGTTCAATGCAGCCAAGAAGGTCGTGATGATTACCCGCAATCCCCCGCAGTTCCGCTCCGTCTACAATGAAAAGGGCGACCGTATTGCCGTGCAGTACAAGGCGGATATGAAGTGGGTCGCGGTTCCCGCCGACTGGATTAACGGTTGGAAGGTCAAGGTGGAAACAGAGCTGGGCGGTGCCGATATTGCCGTGGAGCGCGTAACGACGGAGGAGTTTGAGTGCCTGCCGTCTCCGTACGGCGAATTCGCCTCCATGTTTCTGGACGGGCTGTCCATCAAGAATCCCCTGCTGTTTCAGCGGCGCATTCAGGGATTGGTGTCGTATTTCAAGGGCGCAGATGAGCGCATGCTGCCCCGACGCATTGACGATGAGAAGATGCTGGAGAAGGTCCCGATGTCTGAGGAACAGTTCACGCATTACCTGCAGCAGCGCTGGGTAGAGCTGAAGATGGATTCGCAAAAGGGCAAGAAGTCCATGGACGAGAATCTAGGCAGTTACCGCGTCTTGTCAAGGTTGGCGTGTAACTACGCCGTACCTGGGGACTTGCGCGTGACGACGGGCGAGGAGCTGTCGGAGGACAAGGTGGCCGACAAGCCTGAAATCTTGGCCAAGCTGAAGGCCAACCCAGAGAAGTACCTGTCGGAGAAGGCACTGGCGACACTGAGCCCGAAGTTCCTGAAGGTGCTGAAGAACATCCAAGAGTCCATCGGGGCCGACAATCGCAACCAGTTCGTCTACTCGCAGTACCGCGAGCTGGAGGGGCTGGGCGTGTTCTCGGCTGTTCTGGAAGCCAATGGGTGGCAGGTGTACAAGATTGTCAAGACCAACGGTCAGTGGGTGGAGGGTGAGATGGACCCCGCCAAGCCTGCGTACACCTTCTACACAGGCCAAGAGTCAGCGGAGGAGCGCGAACTGACACGCCAGATCTTCAACGGCAAGTACGAATCGTCCTTCCCTGCGTCGCTCAAGACGAGTGTGGAGGCCCGCGGAAAGAAGCTGCTGTGCCTGCTGATGGCGTCGTCCTCCGGCGCAGAGGGCATCACACTGGCCAATGTGCGCCATGTGCACATTCTGGAGCCGCACTGGACTCCTGCGCGCCATGACCAAGTCATTGGTCGGGCCATTCGCATCTGCTCCCACGCAACGCTCCCCGTAGAGGAGAGGACAGTGCGTATTAGCTTTTACGTGGCGGTGTTCACGGACAAGCAGGCCAAGTCCAACGAGTTTCCGAACATCACACCCATTCGTCGTGCGGACACGGCCATGAAGCGGTATGAGGGCGGTGGACCCGTGGAGACCTTCATGTCGGCTGACGAGTATCTCTACGAGATTTCGTTTGAGAAGAACCAGGTGAACCAGAAGATTGGGACCCTGCTGAAGCAAGCCGCGGTGGACTGTGAGATTCACCGCAAGCTTCACGCCAAGGAGAAGCCAGTGATTTCGTGCATGCGCTTCGACAGCACCATTACAGGCGAAGACTTGGCATTCAAGCCGTCGGTGAAGTCCGAGGACCTGGATGCCACATACCTGCGAAACATGGAGCGCAAGTCACGCAAGCTCCAGCGCGTCGTCATCAAGGGTATTCTGTTCCTGATTGACCCAATGACCGCAGAGGTGTTTGACGGGATTGCCTTTGACGACAACCACCGTCTGATTCCTGTGGGTCGCAAGATCTCGGATACACAGATTCGGTGGGTCCTTGAAGGCAGGCCGACTTACGCGGCTGTGTGAACGTCCTCCAGCCACCCGTCGCACACCTTCGTCCAGCTCTTGAAGGGGAATGACCGAACAGCCGCCTTGCGCGTATCCAGTGTCTTGATCACGTCGTTCATCTTCATGGCAACGTCGTCGGGGTTGAAGGTGGGTGCAGAGAACCCCAGCGGCATAGACCCCGCAAAGTACTGCATCCCCGACGGCGGGACAAACGCAGCCACGTCGTCATTCAAAAACGATCGGTAGCTGCCCACATCGGTGACAATCTGCGGGGCACCTGTGTACAGGTGCTCCAGCTGGCACAGACCGAAGCCCTCACCATCCGACGTATTGATTCCAATGTCCGTCATGTTGTAGATCTCGTTAATCTGGGTGTCCATCAGGGTATTCGGAGGCGCCGTGTCCACAATCATGAGTCGGTTGGTAAAGGCTTCCTGGGACAGACCCAGGCGCTTCAGCTCGGCCATAAAGATCCGCTGGATGTCGTAGAACGCACCGTGCTGCGGGTTCATGGCTGTCACGACCAACAGGTACACGGGTTCCTCGGTGAAGGTCAACAGCTTCGCGAATGCCATAATCATAGTGTCCAGGCGCTTGCGTTGGCTGTTGCGATTGGCATTGAGGAACACAATCGCATCGGCAGGAATCTTCAGGTTACGGCGAAGAGCCAGGCGCTGGTCGCGGGACATGCACGTAAACTCAGTTGCGTCAATCCCGTGCTCAATGACACTCGGCACCTTGGAGCCGGGAGTGTACGCAGCATACGTCTCTGCCCATGACTGCGTGAAACAGTAGATGCGGTCGGCACTCTTGTTCATGGTATCCACCAGGGGTTGGGCAATGCCTTCGTAGACCTGGTCCACGTAAAGCCACAGCTTGAACGACGATGTGGCCTTGTCGTACTTCATTGCCTCGATAAACTTGCAGATGATGAGCGGGTCATTGTAAATCATGACCACGTCAGGGCGTACCATCTCCACGTACTCCGCAATCTTGTTGAACCCGAATCCCTCTTCCCGCGGGTCCTCGTTGGACGCAGCATCGTAGCCGACGATTCCGTCGGGAAGCTTGCGAACATTCTTACGGTCAAGGTGGCGCTGGAATCCAAAGTGGAACGTCTTGACCTTTGGAGTCACCGACGACAGCTGACGGAGGAGGTTGTAGGCTACCTTGGCATATCCAGTGGTCTGGTCTACGTGGGTGCTGACCAATACAAAGCGCATTGTATCAATTCTCTCCGCTCTGTATAAATAGAATGCAGGTCAACTCTGCTCAGGATTACCTCACACGGGTCAAGCGGCAGGTGATTGCCAAGACATACACGGCTAACCCGCCATTCGGGAAGAACAAGGTCGCGTCCACGTACCTGAGTTTGAAGGCAAACAATGCCACGCAGTACCAGGTCAACGTTGCGGCTGCGTGCCGTGGAAACAATACGTGCAGCGGACTGGGTAAGACCAATACATCCCACTGCTGCTCACAGGGTGGTGTTCTCTATTAAACAATGATGTTCCTTAACTACAAATGCCTGGTGCGCTTCTCCAGTTGGTGGGCGTCGGGGCTCAGAACGAGTTGATTAACGGCAACCCGTCCATGACCCACTTCCGCAGCACCTACAAGCGCCACACGAACTTTGCCATGGAGCATATTCGTGTGGACTTTTCATCTTCAAACCTCAACTTTGACGTGGCACAGACACGCAAGTTCTCGGCCCGTATCGACCGCTACGCCCAGCTGCTCAATGATTGCTACGTGGTCCTGACGCTCCCCGACATCTGGTCTCCGCTGGTTCCGATCACAGTGGCTCCGCCTACTGGCTACGATGCTCGGTGCACAGCCATTGGCTACGAGTTTCAGTGGATTCAGAACATTGGCTACAATCTGATTGACACGATTGACATTATGATGAATGGGCAGGTTATCCAGACGATTCCCGGTGAGTGGTTGAAGTTGTATTCGCACTTGACGTTCAATGGGACCAAGTTGTCAACCGTCAACCAGATGGTGGGCAATGTGCCTGAGATGTACGACCCCGCGAACGCCTTTGACCGCCAAGGACAGTATCCCCACGCAGTCTCGTACGCCACCCCCGCGCGCGACGCAAACGGAACCCTGATTTTCCCAGGCGCAACCATTCCCGAGCCGTCCATTCGCTCTCGTCAGCTGGTGGTGCCCCTCCATTTCTGGTTCTGCGAATCCGTGGGTTCTGCGCTGCCGCTGGTCTCGCTTCAGAACACAGAGGTCTACATCAATGTCACGGTCCGTCCCCTGAACTATCTGTACACGGTGATTGACGTTGTCCCCACGTCCCCCACCTACGGACAACGTATCCGTCCAACGGGGTCGTATCCGTTGAGTCTGTTCTTGACACCGACACTGCCAAACGGGTCTCCCACGAATGCGGGCGTGACGAACTTCAACCCCGACCCATATCTGGAGTGCAACTTCTTTTACCTGAGCGAACAGGAGATGGACCAGCTCGCAGTTGCCGACCAGAGTTACCTGCTGAAGGAAATCAGCTTCGTGGGGTCGGAAGGGCAATATGGTCCGAACACGGACATGCTTCTTCCCATGCGAAACTTGGTGACGCGTGTTACGTGGGTCGCAATTCGCTCCGATAGCATTGCGACCAATGCATGGGATAATTACACGAATTGGCCGGACCCTAACCGGGCGCCGTGGAGTGCGAATACGTCGGACATAGCGACCAGCTTGTACGCATCTGGACAGCAACAGGTGACATCCGTGTTCCCCAAGGACATTGTGATTGATGGCACCCTGCTGTTCGACGGCAACGAGCGCCTTCAGGTCAAGCCGACCAAGTACTACTCGCTGCTGGAAACCTACCGCTTTGCGAGTGGCACGACGCCCACTCGGCTTCCAGGTGTATACATGTACTCCTTTGCCCTGAACAATAACGAGTATCAGCCATCGGGAGCCGCGAATGGAAGCAAGGTCAACAAGGCCATTCTACGATTGACATTGCAGCAGCCTCTCCCTGCTACGAACCAAATCTTCCAGTTCGCAGGTGTGGGCGGTATCTCGGGGACCACGCTGACGCTGACGTCGGGTGGTCCGTTCGTGGTTGGTGCTATTCTGTCAGGAATAGGCGTGACTCCGGGAACCACTATCACTGCAGTGAACGGGTCCACTTACACGGTTACGCCCTCGCAGACCGTGCCTCCGGGAACTGTGATTATCGCAACGCTTCCGGCGCCCACCACCACAACCGTGTGCGTACTCAAGTCAACGGCCCTGAGCACGAATCCAGTCATCATTCCTCCGGGCCAGCTTTCATTGTACACACCTGACCAGGTCTTGACCATTGTTCAGAACACGAACAATGCGACCGTGATCTTTGCGTACACCTACACCGTCAATGCATATGTAGAGTCCTACAACTACCTGCGCATCGTGAGCGGGTTGGGTAATCTTGTGTTTGCTTCTTAACAATATGAGCAACCCTCCTCCCGTGAAGGTAAGC